TATAATTCTGTTTTGTTTCCATAATTCTTTATCTATGGCTTCTAAATTAGCTAATATATTTAGTATTTCGTTTGCAATATTCTCGTTTACGTGCGTTTTTGCAAGCAGAAACTCCCACTTAGCGATGTTATTGCAATCATAAAACATTCCCTCCGAGTCGCCGAGTAATTCTAAAGTTTTAAACCAAAACGCATACCCATCATTACCAAATTTGCTTTCTAAAATAAAAATTGTTGAATGATGGTTCACATAATGCGGGAAGTAATCTATTGTTTTTTTGGTAGGTCTTGCCATTATATGCCTCCTTTCTTGGCATATTTTTTATAAAGAACAATTATTTTTACTCTTCTTTTTCTTTATAGTACAGTTCTATACCCAGCACATCATATATTTTAGATATTGTATCTTCATTCCATCTGCGTTTGCCTGATATGAGTTCATACAGATATTGCAAACTATAACCAGTTTTTTTCTGTATATCTGTAATTTTGATTTGTTTCTCTGCTATTACACGCCTTGCTATTTTGCTGAAATCCATAAAATCACCTCCATTATACTTAAATATTATCCTAATTTCATAATAATTTCAATAGGTAAATTATACAATATAATTATTATTTACCTCATTTGGGCTAAATAACTTCGTATTTTGCCGTTTTATTACAAATCTCATGAAAATACGTTACTTATATACAGATAATTGCTCTAACGTTTCTACCTCAATACTAAGTGCTTTTGCATCCTGTATAAGATGGTCAATTAGCAAACTCATTTGCTTTGTATCGTATGTTGAGCTGCCAAAATATAATATAACGTTTTTGCATCCGGGTAATTTGCTTTCAATTACTTCTGTTTGCCAGCCTAAGCCATGCTTTGCCCAGCCTTCACAAAGCTTTTCAACGGCGTTATCGCGCACACACACTATTTCAGATACGCCGCCGATATTTTTTATAGCATTGCGATATACTTCTTCTTTTGTAATTGATAGTTCAGCGGCTATTTTATCAATAAGAGCCCATGCGTATGCGTTTGCATCTAAACTTCGTTTTTTTCGATACTTCTTAATCTCAATACTAACATCATGGGCCTTAAGCCTGTCAAATTCTTCTTTAAAATCCGCGTCTATTTCTACTGTAATTCGCTGCTTCTTATTCATGCCAAATGCGAGGTCAAGCAACCTACCTTTCAAATTTTACACTATCCTTTCTTTATTACTTTCTCTTTGTATGGGTACTTCCAGCTATGCTTGCAATCTTCGCATTGTACGATACTTTTCGTAAAAGGTGCAATAGCAAGAAATAATGCCCCAAAGATAATACCGGCTATACCAATAGGCGGGATAATCAAGAGCCAAATACTAATGCCTATTAATACAATACCTATCAAGGCAAAGAAAACCGTACCGCGCGATTGCACACGGTTTGAGCCACATCTTGGGCAAGGTTCCCATTGTTTTTGTGCCATGTTAATTCCTCCTTTCTGTTAAATTTTGGTTATACATATTTTTGTATAATTATACATAAGCTATTAATTAGTAGAGCCTGCCATATAGACAGGCCCTTTTAGTTCATTTTTCGGATTCTGTTTTGCTAAAAACTATTTCTAAGATGTCTTTTACTTTATACGTTTCTACTTTTTTATAAGCAAGCTCAATAAATTTTAGCGTGCTTTCTTTTGTAATCAATTCTTCAAACCTGCTTATAGGGATTACGATATTATCGCAATCCACATGTGCCTCTACAATTTCCTCTCTTACATTTTCATTGTTTTCCATTTTAATACTCTCCTTTCATTATTTATGATATTATCCATTTATTTTTATATATATCCATGAGTCCTTGCATATTAAGCCAATTTAAAAAGTCCTCTATAGTAGGCACAATGCTTGGTGTTTCATCACGTCTATATGTTTCAGCCCAAAGTTGATAGCCATTGCTCACAAGGTAGGTAAATTGTTTAGCTTCCGGTACAAGTTCAAAGTATGACGGGTGTTGGGTACTATTAATGTACTTGCCGGCATCATAATTACCGCTATATTTGGTATCGTATATAGTACCTGCCTTTAACGCGTCTAGTCTGCCAATTAGCACTAATTGTAAGCCATTTACTGTTATGTCTTTTTGTGTTTTATATTGCAATACCCCACCATTAATTATAGTAGCTACCCGCAAAGCTGCCTCATACCATTCATGGTTTGTAACATCTTTACCGTTTATTATATCGGTAATTAAATTTTCAAAATCATTGCCCTTTTGCATGGCCTCCGTTACTGGTATAGGCTCACGGTTTAATGTTGCCCAAAACCCAGTATAACTGCTATCATCTATATCATATTCATTTGGTGTTAACATATATAACCATGACGATAATAAAGAATGAGTTATCATATATTTACACATTATTAATCGCCTCGATATACTTGTTCGTTTCCTTGTCAAATACCAAATTTAGGTCGGTTATCTTTTTGTTGAACGCTACAGTAAATTCTTGTCTTGAGGTTAGAGCGTGATTTAGCGATTTAACCAACGGTATCGCCGCATTTGCGGTATCAGCGTCTTTTATTGAAGCTATTATTTCACGCCCTTTAGCCATTACTTCTTCGTATGCGGTCATTTCTTTTGCGTTTTCTTCAATTTCTTGAGTAATTGTTGCATTGTACTTCTCAAATAACCGCGCTAAAAAATCGTTAGGTGTTGAAGGTGTCAGCTCTGGTATCTTCATAACGCTTTTGATACCGCGTGTTCCTTTTGCAAAGTACCTCTCGCAATTCGAGAAACCTATTGTGCGGTCGTTACCGTGCATCTCCATGAAACCACCTAAATCCATAGGCTCCCAAACATTGTTCTTTGTTTGCCCCTCTACCTTTATCCTAAGTCTTGTTTCATCTCCGTCTTTTTCTTCGATTGCATGAAATGTAAAGACGATATGCTTATTAAGCTCGTAGAAACAATAATCCATCAGCCTAACAAACTCTTTCCCGACAAAGCCGTACCCTTTTAAGGATAGGCTGCCATCACGCTGGCCATACTTCGGGTCTTTTTTGATTGCCCACAGCGACATTAAGCTAATTAGCTTGCCTCCTGTATCAAATACTAATGTATCAAAATCTTTTACGTTATTTGGCTTGAGGTCTTCTAATATTTCGTCGTATGATTTAGGTTGGATAAAAGGCTTGCGATACCTCGGTTCAATCCTATCAATGCCGAAATCAACGTCAATATGCAATGGGTTTGGTGCTGATAATGCAAGAGTGGATTTACCTATGCCGGGATATCCGGCTATTAGAATTCTAATTTTTTTATCTTTATCTGCTATTTCGTTTGGTTGTCTAATCATGTTTCAATTCCCCCTCTAATTCAATAATGCGTGCTTCTAAATCTTTATTAAGTTTTTTTACTTTTTCGTACTCGCTGCACCAAAATTCCTTCATGGTGTTCGCGTTTTCTAATTCTTCGGTTAGTTTTCTATTCTCTGATAATAAATCGCAAATGAAATCTTTAATAGTTGTATTAATAGAATTTTCCATCTTACTTGCCCCCTTTTTTAATTTTATTGGCTTCTTTAATAGCTTCTCTCTTTTTCTCTCTGTACCAATCCGCTCGGTTTTTATAGCCAAGTACCTTTAATGCTTTGTCCAATTTTTCTAGTTCTTCCATCGTTTCACGTACTGTAAATCTGTGTTCATCCACTGCATCATCACCTCCTTTAATTTAATAAGTTTAGATACTTAAATACTGGCAATACCGTAAAATCTTCCTCTAAGTAATGGATATCGATAAAATCCTCAACCCATTCTTGCTGATTTGCCAAGTCTTGCCAGTCTTTACCTGCTACGACATATACATTAATCCTTTCAGCATAGTCATCAACTTTAAAGCGGTATTCTACTAACCAATCGCCTTTTTTAAAGCCTTCTATATCTTGTATATCTGCACTCTCAGTTGCAACAAATTCCCAAAGTTTGTCTAAGAGGTTATTATACATAACCTCATCATGCTTTTTAACCCATTTTGAGGTTACCCTAAAGCCAGTACCCATGTTATAGTCGCCTCTAAAAGTTTCTATTATATTTTTTATTGTTTCTTGTTTCATCTTAATACCTCCCTTTTTTATTCTTTTTTTAATTCATCAATATACATTTTTTCGCAATTTCCAATTTTACCATTTAAACCACTCCCCTTTTTTGAAATTTATTTTCTATATATATCTTATCCCATTTGTATACACTTATCAAGTCTTTTTTTTAAAAATATTGCACAAATTAATAGTATATTTTTTGTATATATTGCACAAAAAAAGACAAAAAAATAGAGCCCCCCTAAATAGGAAGCTCTTGCTTATAATAATGTTATTAGTTTACTCTTTAGTTTTTCTCGCTGTCGGGTCGCTTATTGCTTCATACCCGCCCATAGCTGCTAATGTAACAAGTATAGCATTTAATATAGTTAGTACAATACCTTTTATGCCATCTCCTGCCGGTGCAAAAATAAATGAGAGTATTAATGCAATTACAAAGGCATAAATGCGTACAGTATAGTCAACAAATTGCTTTTTTACTAATTGTTTAGTAAACTGCACAATTATGCCTACCGCTGCGGATAACCCTGCAAATGTAGCTAATACTTCTACTGTCATAAACTCATTCATAATAATACCTCCTTTACCAATAAATTATATTTGCTAATTGCCTGTCTGTTGTAATAAATTCTTCGCCATCTACAATAGCATTGCAACTTAAACCACTGTCAAGACATATTGCATTGTACGCACAACCAAACTTGCCCATTGTAATCATAGCCTGTTCTGCGTTACTGTTTTTCTCCACTGTAATAACAGCTTTCTTTGTTTCAGGATTATAGCCGATTGCAATTCTGTTCGTTCTATAGCCAACACTATCATAATCCCAACCTTCTTTTTTCATTCCATCTTTTAATGTCATATTAGGCGGGTAAAGATTAAATCCCTGCACACAAAACCAAATATCTTTTTCAACTTTTTCAATATCGCTATCCCATTTCCAGCCTACCTCGACAGTGCCGTTTTTATATACTAAGAAAGTACCTTTTGGGTTTCCAGCCCAGCCAAATTCTTTATGTTCGTATCGGCTTGACAATATATTGCCTTCTGATATAAGCCAACCTATAGTTTTTTTAATTTGTCCGTGTTCCCATAAGAAAAAATTACCATTGGTAAAATTTTTATATTCTTTTGCCAATTCTTTTCCTGTTTTTAGCACCATATCTTTACACTTTAGTATCATTGGTTCAATTTCAATTACAAGTACACCATCAATGATTTGTTTTGTGTATTTTGTGGTATTAGGTTTACTCCCATGAAGCTTATACATTGCTTTTGCTATATCCTCTATTTGGACAGCTTTATATTTATGTTCATTCTTAAATAGCCCCATCTCTAATGCCCATTGCCATGCTTCATCAATAACAGGTTCATTACTTTGTATGCCTAATGTTTTTTTAATTGCTCTTGCGATTGCTTCGGCACATTTATTCTGAAATTCGGGTGATAATAGCAATTTTTCTTCTTCGGGATTCGACA